ATCAAATCCAATGGAAGTCACAGTACGTGTGAACGTACACCTTCTTCTTAACCCATCGCACATGGTCCCGGATGATATAATCCTGGCCAGTGTCAATGTCGACGCGGAGCTTGGTGAACAAATGCCCCTCAAAGCTGAACCCCTTATACCTTATGGGTATAGGGACATAAGCTCGAAGGTGATAACCTTCCCACCCGAGGGTGGTATGATGATCAGCTGCCAGCGATGGCAACGAAACATCAAAAGGAGCATGGAGCACACCAGACTGACCGATCGGACCAAAAAGCCTCATGGTTTCCGGTACGAACGATACAACTCTTCGCCAAACTGCCAAATACGCTGAATCTGCGAAACCGTAGTTAGCACTACGACGAGCAAACTCAACGACTTGGTTAGCGAGAACGTAGAGTTCCGACACAGTCGAGGCCCTCTTCTTAATGAAGATCGGCCGGACATTCTTGCCCTTGAAATAATCCGTGCCACAAGACTCATAGAAATTCCCTTCGACAAAGGTTTTTGAGGAATTAACCCCGAAACCCACGGCCGTTAGGATCTCTTTGAGTAACGGGTACGAACGCTTGGGGATGATAATATCGTCTCCAAACACTCTAATCAACGACAGGTCTTGTTCAGTCGCTTTGACAGCGGCGTAGCAAAAACTGTAGAAAATTAGAGATTCAAGGGGGAATGTATACCCATTGCCCATAGAGGAGATCTTCTCGAGCAGAACCCACCGGCCCTGGACGTGAGTCCAAGGAGAGCGAGTCCTGAATAAGAGATCTGACCACTCATCAGGTAACAGATCCATAACCAACAGTTTAGCGTTGGTATCTGAAGCCGAACTGAGATCGACGGTTACACATTCGTCGATATGAGCACGCGAAGCCGCTAATCGGTTCGGTTCTTGATCACGAAGATCAATACCCGAACCACGTAGCAGTTTGTCGACAATAACGTCGCCGATACCTAACTGGAACCAAACGTTCCAGCGAGGCTCTTTGGCGGCGATACGGTCAACTTTCGCGTTTTTGGGAACGAAGAAGACCTTGTTACCTTTCACGAATAAACACTCGTGTAGGTAATCGTTTACCCTGAAGTCAGAAAAGGCTTCATCGAACAGGGAAACGATCCAAGGTGTGGCAGATCCAGGGTTACTGTACTTGTTGTACGCAGAGGTTTTACCCTTAAACGTCGACATGTCAGATCCCGGACCGAAGCGACAACGCTCACCGATCCTGTCGTAATCGATACTACCGAGGACCTCGAAGATTTTTTGTTGAGCGACGCGAAACGCGTCTTCAACGGCTGACCTAAAAGTAAATAGGCCAGCCTCCCGAAGTCTAAAGATCTCATTAGTATCACGACAAAGATCCTCTGCTTCTAGCCACTTTTTTAAGGCGGCGCCTTTACGGTCTATGCTGACGTTTAAGTCGACACTTTTCGAAAGGATTTTAGTGCAGAGATAATCCCGCTCAAAGAGCGATGGGGACTCATAGTTATCAGCCGATATCTCCAACTCTAAGAGTTGAAGATGCTCGTCATGATAATACATGAGCCACACCGCAAGAGAGCGAGGACTGTTGGTTAAAGCGCAAATGTCTCGAATAAGCTCAAATTCCGCCAATGGTGACACAGTTGCGATTGATGGGTCACGGTCGAGAGTTTTACCGTCTCGATCGTATTCATCCTTCAGCTTCTGCATCCATGGCGACAGTTTAGGCTTAACTCGATTCATTACCGCTCCCAATGGGCGAATTGGATTCGCTTATGAGAGACAGTCTGTCTCCAGCATCCCGAGAAGGATCCCAATCCAGACGATAACTGAAGCCATCGTTATTACGGAAGTAGAACGATTTCTCGTACTCCCTCCGAACGAGCTTAAGTATCATCTGGGTATGGCCTTCTCGCCGGAGCTGGCTCCTTGTAATACCACTATCAGTCAGAACACGCAAGACTCCGAGGTAGAGTCTGCGCGCTTTCTTCCGAGTGGCGGTGAGGGTATCAAAACCGTATGGCATACAGGATTTCTCCTTTATGACACGCGACCAGATAACCTCGTCACCTTTAGAAGAGGTAACGCAGATATTTACGACGGTTCCGCCGAAGTTTCCTTCAAGCGGTCTTGCGAACTGTGTGTTTATCAGGTAAGAAACCATGATATGTCCTAATCGATTGTGATGTTAGAAGGTGGCTTCGAGGTTCCACACGGCGTTTTGCATAACAGCGTGGGCGTTCAGATTCTTGCTGAAGGCAAGGATATCTTTACGCTCCGCCGTCGTGCTGCGTGCCGGCAACGTGAATTGCTCTTTCGCGAAGAGAGTGTAAGCAACTTTCGGCGATGGCGTATAGCCACCGTCGGAGCCGCTAACAACCTCAAGAGTCGGCTTCAAAATCCGCTTCTCCACATCGGTTTTCGATGCGGATTCACGGACTTTCAGCATGACGGTCGGCATGCCGATCTGGATTCCGGACGTGATGTCCTTCCAGACCGCCATGACGCCGCCGTCAGGCTGAGCAGTCGAACCGCGAACAGAGAAAGTCTTGTTGACGGGTGTCGACTCGCCATTGGCGAGTACGAGATCAGCTTGAGCTGCCATTTAAATCCTAAGAAAGGGTTTGTATGCTCCAGCGAAATGCCGGTTTACATACGTTAGGGTTAAGCCGCAAGAAGCGGCTACTTACGACCAAAGACTTGAGTTAGTAATGCAAGCGCCGTAGTAACGCGCTGCAGTGGATCACCGCCTAACGGGTTCTTAAACGTCGGTTTGGACATAGCAGGCCAACTAAAGGCATTGCTACGATCATAAGACGTCATATCGAACCCGGCAGACCATGTCACTGTAGTCGTTTTCTGGTAACTTGCATCGTTCACTTTCGTCGAGCCGTAGGTATGTTGCTGATACTGCTTTCGTGATAGGTTAGACTCGGTTCCCCCGATAAAGTAGAAACCATCGAAGGCTGTAAGGCCTTCAAGGTAATTACCTACCGGGACGAACCAGTCGACCACAAACGAGTACGGTAACAGCTCCCACGCAAGAAGCGCGGGGTTGCTAAGGCCTGTAGCAGAGAGAGCCGCCTGCGCTTGAGAATCCATCCTGAAGTGTGCCGCAAAGCGATGAGTCGTTTCGTGCTGGGTCCAAGCTTCGGTAACTATCCCTCCAGATTTACTGGAGGAGTAGGCCGGAGCTTTTGCCTTGCCTGACGACTTTATCGCATGGTGGTAACTATCAGAGCGGATCCTATCGCTGAGTAGCTCAGAAACTCCATACAGGTCCTGTAGCAGAGGCTTCCATCCATACTGGTATTCGACCCAATGGTCGGCTAACCGTCGATGGGTAGGAGTCCTCATTACTCGATCCCAGGACTTTTTTGTAACCTTATCGGGGGTTAATCCGAGTGCGGTGACAAAGTCTCCAAGTCGACCCTTCCTTAACGAAAGGGCCGCATGGGTGACGCGAGTAATGGTGGAAGCCATGAGCCCAGCAGTCTGACGCCTTTCAGCGAAAGCCTGACCAAGGTTCATGGACATCCCATTCACTTGACTCGCAAGCCTAGAACGTGCTTTGGCAACCGCCTCAGGGAGGTGGTTGACAGAGCTGGGGTAGGTCAACAATATCGAGGAATTAGGAAAATCATACGTAGAAAGATCCGTGTGCGTGTACGGTGGATAGTACGCGAACAGGACCTTTTCACTATATGGGTTTCCATACATTCGACGAATTGTCATATGGAACTCCAAAGGACTGAGTTTTGTTCTCTGACGCCTCTTCATAGCGCCATAACCTGCAGTGACAGAACCAGAGTAAATACGGTGCTTCACATACGAGCCATAAAAGGCCGTATCATGAAGCCCCGATTCACTGGCTTTCCACGTGTAGGTTCGGCGCCATGGATTGGAACCATGGTACAAAATCTCAGGACTCGGGCGTGCCATTTGACCCCCCAGAAGAGCGAATATCCACATCGACTTCGACAAACAGATCGACCTTAAAGCTACCAGACAGACTGTCCCATTCTATCACTTCGAGACCAACCGGGAGTTTTTTCTCCCGGAAGGACCGGAAGCGACGGAGCAGTTCAGCTTGCCTAAGTAACATACAGATCTCCTTGTTTGAAGAAGCCGG